GGGTGGGACTATGGTAAATAGGGCTAGACCCCCAGTTATAGGGGTTGCCCTTGGCAAGACCAGCAGATTGTCAAAGACGACTGCGGGGTTCCCCTGTAGAGCCAAATATAGGCTGTATGAGCGATTCTATTCCTCGGAGGACTCAGAGTACCTGTGAACCTCTAGCGTGGCTAAATGCCGCAAGATTTTGAACCTCAGAGGTCAACAAGGAACTCTTCGTGTGACATCTGTACGCTTGGGGTTCAACTTCAGCATTTTACAGATTCGACACACATATCCTGATCCATGTACTGCGACATCATCTACACAACCACAACCCGAACATTGAGTAGGGGCATGTGCTCTACCCTCATAGTCCCACTGGCAGACAGGAGAACAGTACACATGCTTAGGATGGTACTGGGTAAACTCCACCCCACACTGTTTACAGTCACAGGTTAGCCCCTGCTTATGGTGGGGCTTACGGGGGTTCGGGATGGCTCCCTGCTTGTTAGTGATCTTCTTCTCTTTCTTAGCCATTGTCTTCCTTTCTGTTCTGGGTTGATTTTTCACCGGCATTTAGCCGTCCTAGACATTATACCATACCCAGAGACCATTGTCAACTCCCAAAGCCTAAATCCCCTAAGATTTAGCGTCTGAAGGCTTTGGATCTGGTACGGCTGATAAAGGTGTGGGTCTTCTTAGCAGGAGTCTGACCTGTAGTCTTCATAAACTCCTCTACTGTAGCCATGAACTCTTTCTGCTCATATTCCTCTACAGCCTGCTCTGTGTTCCTGAAGAGGGACCCCTGGAGGGCTTGTATAGCACCTGCTAACGCATCCACCTGGTCATCCTTCCGCAGACAGCCCCTCTCTCTGGTAATATGGGAGAGTTGGTACATGAGTTCTTTGTTGCGGGCCACACTCTGATCCACGATCATACGGTGGGCATTCATCACAGGCTCCAGAGTGTCGATAATCCGAGACTCCTTCTGCCCCTTTACAAGCTCACCATCTACAGATATCTTGATGCCGAGGTGGGCAATGATGTTCGTAATCTGCTTGGCATACAGACCATCAGACCAGTTCTTCTCTACCACGATCCTCTTGATCCCACACTCCTGAGCATAGGATAACAGTTTCTTAATAGTAGCATCAGAATACCCACCGTCTAGACCACCTGCCCGCAATACATAGGCATTACCACCCAGGGTCTTGACGATAGCATACCCTACCTGATCCCCACCATAGCCTGCTGGGTCAATCCACATCACCCCCTGCTCATACGGTATCCACTCTTTGGGATTCGTATAGTACATGGGGCGGTAGAACTGGTCAGCACCTATACCGGGGCTCTTGATCTCTCGTATGGGCTCTGTGGACCCCCAGACCACCCTAGGGGGGGCCTCATGGGTTCCAAGGTCCATGACGATAAGATCCTTGAGTTTCAGAGGGAACTTCTCAGAGTCAGCAGCAGAGGGGTCTAGCTGGAACTGAAGGGTAAACATGGACCTGCCCATGCGTGCTTCCCTTTTCGCCAGCTCCTCTGGGGGGAACCGTTCTGGGTATGTGGGGTCCCCCGGCTGGGCTCTCCCAGACTCCAGATTGTCTCGCACCCATCCAGGGATACCGAGCCCAGACATATCCTCCAGTGTCTCTGGATACTTGGCAGGGACACGGTACAGATCGTAGATCGCCTCTTCGATAAGCTCGAAGTACATAGACTCCATAGTCTGGGGAGTACCGATGATAAGAATCTTACAGTCATCACCATCGTTGATGATGCTCTCCAGGCCTCGAACACGCTCCCTGATCTTATCTCTCGCCTCTGGGGTCATGGAGTTCTCAGGGATCTCAATATCGTCGGTGATAATGGTATGGGCATGAGCACCAGTCATACCGGCATTCATACCGTAGGCAGCTACGGAGGGGTCCTTGGCAGCCTTATTCTTCCTATTGCCTACATCAAATCGTAACTCACCGTCAAGGTCGTTCTTATTAGGAGCCATATGGCTAAGAAGAGGCACAGACTTAATCATGGCCTTGGCTTGACGAACCAGATCCTTGGCTCTTTTTTCACTTGCAGAACAAACAAGGATTTTTCTCTCTGGATCTCGATAGAGTTCCCAACATATGTAAGCAGAGACAATGTTTGATTTCCCCATGTCTCGTTGGGCCATAGCCATCAACCGCTCTTCTGGTTGGGCAATGAAGTTAGCAAACTCTACCTGACAAGGGTGGGCAGTCATCCCAATATAAGGAAAGATGATCTCCAGAAATACCGTAAAGTCCTCTGCCATTTCTGGGATGGTCACTGCCATTAGTTATCTTCTTTCTTCTTTGCTAGCTTCTTGGCCTGTCTCTGTGCATCCAGAAGCTCGGGACTCATGGTGGGACCCTCGGAGTCAATGATCCCAGTCTTATCCATGAGCTTGACGATCTCAGCAAAGAGTCGTGCATCCAGCAAGGTCTGTGTATCGTTCGCATTCTTAAGGATATAGTAGCAGTGAATAAGAAACTCATCCTGTACATCCGATATTCCGATTCTTTCCTCAGTCATACTTATTTCCCTTCAAGAACATCAAGTTCTTTATTAAGTTCCATGACACGCTGCTTTAGGTAGGAGATTTCCTGTGTGTTTGACAACACGGTTTCTCTGGTTGCAATCAGATCCTTATTGGTTCCATCTATTGCATCCACAATCTTATCAAACCCCTTCTCAAGAGCGGAGGTCAGTTGTTTGTTGGAGTCAACCAATGAGTTAATGCGCTCACCGTTTATACTCTGCTGAGAGACAACTCTCTGCCATTCACCCCCTGGGCCAAATAACTCATTCTGTAGAGCAGAAGCACCACCAGCAGTAACAATCACTAGTCCAATAAGGGCTGCAATACCCTTATTTGTGTTTATATCTATAGAACCAGCCATATATAATCCTTACTCAAGGGCACAGACAGGGATTGCTGTCAGGCATTCTTGATCTCCGTATCAGGGGTCTCTACTTTGACACTGCTGGCAATAAGGTCTTTAGCCCGCTCCTGCCCATAGTTGAAAGAGTCCATTTTCTCCTTAGCCAGCTTCTCCTTGGGCACATCGCCAGGGCGACGGAAGAAGAGACCAGCACCAAACAGAGCAGCAGTGATCGCACCGCTGGCGGGGTTCAGCCCATAGGACGCAATAGCCTCCGGTGAGGTCAACTGTGAGAACACACCGACCCACTGGGCAGCCTTGTCCTCAGCCTCCTGGATGTTTGCAGCCCATGACTCCATAAACGCATTTTCTTGTCGTACATATGCGTTGTACTGTCGGATGCTCTGGTCCAACTTGAGGTTTGATTCGATACCACGGGCCTCTGCACCCTTGGGAGGAGGGGCATCAATGATCTGACCCAGACATCCTGGGAGAACGGTGCCCACCATGAAGAGGGCAAAGATGGCAAGCCAGCCCTTAAGACTGACCTTACTGATAAGATTTTCCATACGAAACTCCTTCTTGTGTTTTTAGACATGCTTTCATTGTTTACTCTTGTTGTCTTCCTCGTACACAGGGGCTTGGTAGTCCCATATCTGTACGGTGAAGCCTGTGATTTGGATACCCTCTGTTGAGAACTTCGGTGGGAAAGCAGGCTTTCTTAGTGCTTGTCGCTGAGAAACCTTCTTTTCCTTACGCTTCTTTTTGTTCTTGGACATAGGTTATGCCGGTAACTGTACAGGACCACCAACAGGGGCGCCGCCAGAACCACCGCTAGGTCCTGTACCTCCAGCAGAGGAACTGATGACATATACTGAGTCTCTAATCATTACAATACCTTACAGTGGAATGTGATCACCAGATAGTCAGTATTTGCACCAACACTATCCAGTGAGATTTCAAATGTGTCTCCAGCGGCAAACTGGTTCTCAGCAAGACCGACTGTTCCTGTCGTCTTTGTCACCTGACTGTCCACGGTTGCCAAGTTCCCATATTCAGATAGGGCCGTAGAGTTCTTCAGGACATCAAACTGGCTTGTGGCACTGCCGCTGGACACCTTATGGTTGTAGCTTACAGAGACAAGTTCAAACGGGTTCAAGATGTCGTTAGAGAGGGTGTAAACCTCACCAGCGGTGGGAGACCCAATCTCACGGGTAAACTCGTATGTGACGATAACATCATCCATCATACTACTATCTACTTTAGTCTGTGACATTACAAATACTCCTGATAGGTAACACCGTTGATGGTAGCCCCGGCGCTTTTGGTGATAGTATAACCACCACCTGCTGGCACAAGGAAAGGCATGAGGTGTGTGCTTGTACCCGGTGCCCCAGGTCGGATGTTGCCAACAGTGACAGAGCCTCCAGTAGGTGTGTTGACCGCAACAGAGGCGGTTTGTGAGTATGAATTCATGCCAATCTCAGCATAGTACATTCTTGCCTTGCTCCCTGAGTTTGTCCCGGTAGTAGAGTTTCCAGCACTTGTGACGCCGCCAACATTTACAGAACCAACAGCAGCTGAGATAGCGGCGTCCATCTGTGACTTGTTCACAGCATCCGAAGAGGATGATCCAGCAGTAAGATTGGTGATCTTGTTGCTGTTCATACTCACATTTGCGGTAGGAACAGCAAAATCACTCAGTTTGTACGCCTTGACCACAGTAGAAAGATCGGAGATGTCAGAGGCTACAGCCACCCGTAGTGCGTAGGCACCAGCAGCATCAATAACAAGGAATCTCTTTGCAACCCCAGTCCCGAAGTTGATAGCATCCAGGCTTAGGGTATCATCTGCAATAGCAGACCCATCTACAATCTCAGCATTCAGGATAGAACGCACAACACCAGAGATGGTGAAGCAGTAGATAGGGACAGCATCGGGGGGTGCCGTGGTGAATGTGACAATGGGGTTAGCCGTATCGCCAGCAGACACTGCAAAGTCTGTGCCCGGCTTCTGGATAATACCGCCTACAAAGGTGATAATCTCCTCATCGTCTACGAAACCAACACCGGCCCCAGTCAGGGTAAAGGCAGTCTCTACACCGTCTCCAGTGAACCCAAAGAACCCAACATTGTCAATGGTGGATGTCTCTGCACCCTCTACAGCAGAAAGGAGCTGGCGTAGGTTCACCGCATCTGTGCTTGCTATGCCGTCTGCCAGATTGCAGATACGCTTATCCTGGGCATCAAAGCAATCATTCACAAGGTCCAGTGTGACGCTGTTCTGGCTCTGGGCCAACTCTTCTTGGATAAGGAATAGAAGCTGCTTGTTGTTCGCATCTAGATCATCAGAGTCCAGAGCGTTGTTATTCTCAAAGTCTACATACGCCCCGTCATTCTTGGTTGTCCTCTCAATGACAAGGACATCCCCTACAGCAAGGGCCGCTGCGGTGTCCCCTACAAGCGTGATCTCTTCCGCACCCTCATCTACAGTAAAGTCTGTAGTAAGAGTAAGGGTGGTTGTGTTGAGAACAATAGTAAGTTGCTCTGCATGGGTAATGTTGAGTGCTGCGATGAGGTCGATAGACCCATACGCAAATGTGGGAGTAGCTACGGTGCCACTCGTCAATACATATCGTAGATAAGTCGTTGGTAGAGCCATCTGGCCTCCTATGTGTTACTCTTAAATACTTACCCCAGAGTTTCCCCTAGGGTAAGGCTGTGTGTTTATTTCTCGGATAAGAAGTAGCGAACTACTTCTCCGAAGGGAATCCTTCAGTAACTCTTTCAGCACCACGAACCCACCACAGGTTTGTGACAGGCATGATACGCTTGAGATTCCTGATCTGGGACTCTGTAGGGCGTTCCCCATTTGCCAGAGCCTTCCCAATACCATATGCGGTTGAGAAGGTTCTGTCTAGGAATCCTAGAGCAGGGGCATCCAAGGTTGACTGAGCACCACCATAACCGGCGGCACCAAGCTGGAGAAGACCTGCCACTGGGTTGAACGAACCCCAGAGTGGGGCACGAGCCAGTATGATAGCAATGTTCTTCTCGGGCTCCTCTGTCCACTTTTCCATAGCCTCGTCAATAGTGAGACCGTTGTATACCGTGTCCCGGTACATCTGGTTCAATATTTCTGAGGCAAGCCATGTTGCAAAGAACGCAGCCTGCTTGTGGTACGCCATAGACCCCACACGGGACATTGTAGCGGCTTGGAAAGCCATAGCCCACGAGGTAAAGGTAGTGAGCAGGTTGATCCAAGGGCTGTCACCAAATGCTCCTGAACTGGATGCCTTGGTAAGTGCAGAGGGTGTAGCAATGAGATTCTGAGAATCATGCCACGCCATTCTACGCAGTCTCTTGTCAAGTTCCTGGGCAAGAACCCTGTCTTGTCCGTCTAACTGTAAGATCAAAGACCTCATGCGGTCAGGATGTGATAGAGCCTTACGATCTTTGGCGTTGATCTCCTTGGCAATACGGAGCATATCAGGGTCAAACAACCCATAGTGCTTCATACGCCTGAATCTGTCAATAGGAATGCCGATCTCTCGTGCAATCCGCTTGGCTTCCTTGATATCAGGGATGACACGCTGCACATCCATAGCGGCAATCTTATCAAACTTTCTACGCACAGCCCATAGGTCACTATAGGTTGCATTGTAGTTCATGTGCTTTAGAGCACCAGTGCCGGGTCTCTCCAAAGAGACAAGTCGTGTGACATCAACAAGAAGCTGAGAACCCTTCACCCAGTTAGAGTTCTGATGCTCTTTACTCAGGTTAGCACCGGGGTGTGCAAACAGTCGGCTGGGGTACTGCTCAATAGCACCTTCAAACCCAAGACTCTTCGCATGGCCGGAGGATATGAAGTGCTTGAGGAAGTCACCCGTGTTCTGCACAAGGTTGACATAGGTAGCCGTTCTGGAGATAACACGGGGGGCTGTCATTACTCCGCCCTCTGAGGCAAGAATAGTTGGGCCAATGCCAGCAAGAGCCGCAGCGGATGTAGCACTGCCTAGTGTATAGGCAGCCCTCTGTCCCTCTGCCCTTTGCTTCATCCTGTGGGCATTGCTGAGGTCTGTAGTCTCGAAGATTTTTACAAGATCTTGTGCCTCTTTGTTCCCAGCAGCCATGTTCCTAAGTGCTTCAGTAAGCTCTCTCCAGGTGATCGTCTGCCCTGCGGCTTCCGAGATAGCAGACCCACGGTGTACATTATACCCTGTGGACATCCTGTAACGGTGGATGATGCTGGTTGGGTCCAGTTCAATAGCACCTGTCTTCAGCACATCCTCAGACAGCAGCACCGCCTGCTCAATCTTCCTTGCCTTGTTGGACTGGACATAGTTGTTGACCTGCCGAGCCGCTGATGTATCCCCTCGGAATGGGGTATGGTAAGGGCTGTCAGCCATATTCGCATCAGGGTCGTGGCTGTAGTTCTTGGCCTGCTTACGCCAGATAGCAATCTCTGCCTCAGTCTTCAGAGACTCATCGAGAGCATTCAGATAGTCCTGACGGTACTTCTCGTTGATCTCAGAGACCTTGTTAGGAATCAACATCTCACCAGTCACATCATCTACACGGGTAGAAAAGTCAGGTGGGACTTCCTTGGAGAAGATATGCCTAGGGGCTTCTGGGTCTTTGAGCAGATACCCAAGACGAGCCAGTGTATTGTTGTGTACATCGGCTGTCAGGATGTCAGCAGGCTTGTAGGCCCCACGAAGGTCCCTGTAGTATGATCCCACCATAGCAGACTCCATCTCTTCTGTGATGTTATCTGCGAGGTAAGTGGGGAAATAGTTGTCTTGGTAGTTCTCGATAACCCGATATTGGACACCCTGACGGCCCATATCATCAAAGTAGTCCCGCATCATACCGGAGACAACCTTGGTTTCTGGGCGAGCATCCTCTAGACCAGCAGCAGCACGGGCGTTGTTGATGAGGAGTTCACGCCCCACATCATCAGACCTGTCCTTAAGCATGGCCTCCTGCTGCCTCTGGAGGGGATCTACGATGCTAATCTCATCAGCCATTACCCTCTCAGCAGTGCTAAATGTCACCGTACCGTCGGGGTGTAGTAGTTTCTCATGTTCAGCAAGTGGTCCGTTGTCAATAACACCAAATAGGCGGGCAATGACACGCTGAACCTTATCCTCGGAGGCCATAGCACGCTTGACCTTTATAGCCGGGGCCAAAGTGCCGGTAAGCTTACCTAGTTTGGAGTTCAGAATCCAGTTGTAGAGCCCATGACTGGGTGATGCTTCTACAACACCCTCATCACTAAACAACTCCTGAACCTTGGCTACACGGGCCTTGTGGGTAGGCTGTGAGGCAATGGGGATATCCTCTGCCTTTCTACGCATAGCATCCACAAAGCCCTCAACCTTGACAGCATTGCCTGTATCATCCAGACGGAACTGCTTTACAAGGTCATCGTGGTTCAGTTCAGCCTCTCGCAAAGCCCGTCGAGCCTTGGAGATTGCCTTCTGATCCCCAGACTGTATAACCTTCTTCAGAGCCTCTGTAAGTTCCCATACCTTCTTCTTAGCCAAGGACATCTTGGTAGGGGGAATCTCACCAGAGTCCATTGCTCTTTGCAGAGGAGATATCGTGTCACCATCAGCGACCTTTGTAAAGGACATAAGCTCATCATGCGTAGGTAGGCCTTCACGGATATACCTTGCAACGGTCTGAGCAGTCTTGGAGTCCTCGATCTTAACACCACCTTCAGCAAACAGGTCCCCAAGTTCTTGGAGTTCTCTACGCTGCTGGGGATGGTACATAACAGCAGTATACTGGTCAAGGGTGTCCAGAGACTTCATATGCTCTACATCAATAGGCAGATCATACGACAGTGGCTGTGCTCTACGCCTACGGCCAATCACCTCTGTCTGTAGATTAATGACACCCGTGTTCTCCATGATGCTTCTGTTTGTGAAGGGCAGGGAGTTGTTGATAGCACGGACACCAAGTTCAGACATTGCAAGACCAAGGACACCACCAATACCGGCTTGAAGCCAAGGCACATCGAGGTCTTCCCCAGGGGCTTTAGCTGCGATACTAAAGTCATAGGACTGCTGTGCGTATCCCATAGCGGCACCGTAGGCACCGCCTGTGGCTGTGAATCCACCTTGCAGGATAGCACGGGATGTCAGACTACGGCCTTGTTCAGCAGCCGTTCTTGCGGCAACCTGTGTAGGACCTTCTGCAATAAACTGAGCAATACTGGCCGTGTAGTCCCTACCTGTGATCTTCGCCATAGCAGCAGCCCGTTGCTCCACTGTACCTGTAGCAGCCATGCGGACAAGGCTCTTCTTGAGGCGATTCTTAGCAACAGCAGTAGCCCCTACAGAAAGTAGGAGCATGGGGTCTGTACCAATCTGTATGGCGACCGCTGACACTGCGGCCATCTTGCTACGGATAGGCATCTGCTCTTTAGCGACCTGCAGCCACTGACGGCCCTGAATAACCTCTGACAACTTAGGCCAAGCGTTTGCAAAGTCCTCTGCTGAACTGATCTGGATACCGCTGAGGGCTTCAGGGCTAAAGCCATTCTGTAGCAGCACACGCTGGAACAGGGGGTCAAAGGTATTCCACAGGTCTTTGATAGGAACCGTGCTGGCCTTACGCTGGGCAAAGCCGTTCTCCAGGTCTTCGGGAAGTTCGAGATACCAACCATCCTCATACTGAACTGTGAACGGGCCGGGCATGGAGATACCATCTTGGGAGCTATCAGCCACAAAGCCAAACAGGTAATCAGCACCACCAGACAGCATAATACGACCGAAACCCGAAAGCTCCTCTGTAGCGCGAGCACCCTGGATGAGCCTTGCCGCAAGAGCCTTAGCAAAAGTGTCGTCTAAACCTAGAAAGGACTTAGAATCTGGCCGCAGCAGGGTAGGCTTACCGGAGTAGGTGAGGAATACCCGCTCAAAGGGGTCCGGGAAAGCGGCATTACGGATATCCGAAGCCAACGGAGCGTCAAACGGGTTGGGCACCGCTGGGCCGAATGGTAGTGCTGTCATTATCTTTCCTTATTTCGTACTAGCAGAGATGTCTGAGCGTCCGGGTATACTGATCGTGAAGACCATGACCGCACCTTTATTCTTCTGTCCCTGTGGGTTGAGGTATCGAGGTCCACGGCTCTGGAAGAACCCATTGTTAAAGTTTACAATACCAATCTCAAGGTTCTGCCCCTCTACTTGGAGCATAACAGGGACAGATGTATTGGAGGCAAGACTTGGCTTCACCACAATCTTAACCTTACCATCCTCTGCAAGCTGTTGAAGTCTCTTGGTCTCTTCTTGGATACTGGCTCCAGAGTCTCTTCCAAGTTGGAGACGCAGTTGTTGTGCTGCGTGCTCCCAGATGTTGTTGGTCTCTCCACCAGACATGGTGTTGGCAAGGTATCTTTGTAGAGGCACCTCATTACTAGGGTCACTTAGAGCCTCTGATACATCTGTAGATCTCCAGCCAATAGCTTCTGGGATAGCCTGTGAGGGGGTAATAGCAAAGAAGTCTCTACCTCCAGGTGTGTCTGCCGGTTCCCAGATAGCATAGAGACCTACTTGGTCTAGATGCTCCTTGATCTTCTCAGCAAGAACCTTGGGGTTAGTCGCTGATCCAGGGATGGATTCTAGAGGCACAAGGTTGAGCAGTCTGTTCGCAGCCTTCTCATCCAATGCATAGTTCTTATGCTTGCTCCAAACACCAGCACCCATGAAGGCACGAGCAAAGTCGTGGGACTTCACAGCCTCATGTACAGTGGCATCTTCGTTGTTACCAACCTTGAATCGTGCCTGCTGATACTGGGCAAGGTTCCTATTGTAGTTCTCCAGTGTGGGGTCCTGACTCAGCAGGGTCTCCTTGAGGGCATACCGCTGTGCAGGACTTCCTACTTGCTGGGAAAGGAGTTCATCTATACGGTCCCCACCCAACTCTTCAACAGCAGCCCTGACAATCAGGAAACCATCTTCCGAGGAGAAGTAGTTTTGATTGGATAGGAATGAGTTTAGGAATCCACGCTCATGCCGAGTGCCTGCAATACGGTCTGCGATGATAGCAGCACGCAAAGGCAGGTTTGTTGAAGCATCTGCCAGCAATGAGTTATATTGCTCTGGGCCTGTGACAGTCATACCACCAATGTCTCTTGATGCTCCTTCTGGGAACAAGTCAGAGGCTAGGGTAGTGTTCGCCATAGACGCCGCTGATGCTGTCACCCAGTCGTCTAGCGTAGCGTCCATGAGTGAGTTGAAGTCACCATCGGAAGCCGACACAGGGTTGAGCATATTTCGCACAGCCTGAGTCTGGAACTTTGTAAGAGACGGTGCATCAGGAGTCTGCATAAGTTTCTTGGATGCTGACACCACTGCATTCTTGAACGCACCGTTAGGTCCTGACTCTGGGAGTTGGGAGATATCAGCAATAGTGAATGCTTCTTGACCGTAGGCTTCTGATAGGGCGGATCTCGCCATAGAATCTACAGCCTGATTCGCAGCCTCTACACCAAACTCAACAACAGTGGAGGACCACTTTCTACCAAAGTTGTCACTCACAGCAGCCCCGTATGCCTCGTTACCAGCGGCAACAGCAGCGGAGAGTTTGTTCCTTACGGAGGGGCCTGTTACATGCTGAAGTGCCTCCCATGCGGATGCTGTACCATGCAGTATACCATCGGTATCACCAAGGTTGCTGGCTGTCTGGATATCGTTGAGAATGGCATCAGCAAGGAACTGCGATGCCCTGTCCATATCCACATCAGCAACCTTCATCTTATCCTCAAACTGTTGCCATGAGATGTCACGACGGGAGAACCCGTTGACGGCACTCTTGGCAATGTCTGTGTTGGTCTTGATACGCTGCTGCTCTAGGTTACTCTCAAACTTCTGCTGGAACTGATTGTTGATGCCTATGACAGTTCGGGCAATGTTTTCTCTAGCTGCATCTGTAAGTACATCGGCAGCCCTCTCAGGCATGTTATCAATAACAACATCCTCAATAGCCGCCTGCCTATCGGAGTAGTCAGGGATTCTAAGGATCTGTTTTCTTGTGTCTTCATCCGCAAGAGCCTCCATAACAGCAGGCATAACCTTCAGGTCTACGAAAGCATCAGCAGCGGCCTCAAACTTACGCTCTGCTTTCTGGGCAAAGGCTGTTCGTGTGCTTTCGCCCATAGAGGCCACCTCAGACTCAAACCGTGTGCCAGCAAACTTCTTAGCAGCGGCATCGTAGGCGTAGAGGAAAGCACTCTCCTTGTTGGGGTCTCTCTGGGCTTCCTGCTGGAGCCTGATCAGGTTCGCAGACGATGCTTCATAAGCACTCTGCAACTCCTCATCTGACTTACGCTTGTCCTGCTCTTGAATAGCACCGATGGTCCCAACAGCCTGCTGTACAAGACCAAGGAGATTCCCAGCCGTGTTATCCGCTACAGGAGTAAAACTACCTGGGCTTACATTCCCAACCCCCGTAGGGATACCGGGTGAACTAGACAATCCTACTTGGGGTCGTATTCTACTCATATTATGCTCTTAGGTAACTGGTATCTTGAATGATGGGATAGAGAAGCCCGGACCTTGGATAGCTGCCGTAGATGTGGTTGCGGGTGCTGCTGCTGACCCTAACCCTCCTAGGCTGCTTCCGAGCATATAGCCCTGTAGACCGCCCTGTATGCTAGCAAATAGAGGACTCTGGTAGGCGGCATCTGCTCGCTGTTGTGCTTGCAGGTTGGAAAGTCGTAGGTTTGTGTTAACAGCACCCTGCTGGGCAATACCAGCGTAGCCTGCTGACTGTTGGGCAGCCAGAGCAGAGGCACTGCCAGCAACGCCACGAGCAGCAGAGGTAGCCCGAAGGCTTCCCTCTAACTGGGCGAAGTCTCTAGCCAGAGATTCCTTCTGCCTGTTTGCTGCTACTGTGTTGGCTGCCTTCTGCTGTGCTGCGGCTCTCTGGGCTGCTTGATTATTCTCAGACGCTTGTATGCCTGATAGGGCAGCCCCACCAACAGTAAGGCCAATAGTAAGGGGGTCGAATCCCATATCAGCCTCCTTGTGCTGTAGGTTGGTAGGCCCCTGCCTGTAGATCCCCAACAAACTCCATGTTGGTGATCTCTGACTGGAAGGGGGTATCGTTGAATAGTCGAATCTCCGTGTCGGCACCTCGCCCACGGATATGCACACGCTTGCGTGCAGATGCCTGAAGACCTGTAGCCCCAAGGATCATAGAACCAATACGGTTGGCAAGGTATCGTGTCGTCTTTGCGGGTCTACCCGGTGGAGTCACAATGACATCCAGAGTCGTAGTATTCCGCATGTAGATTTCCATATAGAGCAACTGTAGGGCACCAAAGATGGTTTGCCCCTGCTGGTCCTTGGGATAAATCTTGGATAGGGTGCAGTCCATGTTGTAGGACTTGCCTACAAAGCAGGGGTGGGCAGAGAAGTTACCGTTGATCGTCAGGGTTGTTACACCCCCTGATGATCCAGTAGTCGCTGCTACCTTGATACCCTTCTGATTCCCCCACCCAGCACCAAGAACAACAGTGTCCATATCGGCATCCAGGAATGGGAGAGTAAAGGTGGTCTGCTTTGTGGATGAACTGTAGACACCCGTGAGGCTCTGTTTACGATCTATGAGGAGTCGGTAACTTAGAGACCCGTTGGCATCACTCTCGTTATTAGGGGTAGCCAGAGGCATAGACTCCAACCAAGTATCCGTACCGTCTGTAAACATGATGTACAGCAGGTCTGATACAGTCTTGTAGCCAAGGATGGTGAATGAGTTATCAAACACCCACCTACACCAAGCATTCTGAATCTTCTGGTTGATGTTCCAGTGTGAGAATAGGCAGTAGATGGTATTAGGTTCATCACGAGAACTACACAACACAATGTTGTTGTTCTCACTGGCAGCAAACCTGTCTAGGTTGTCGGGGATGTAACGCTCCACATGCTTTGTAGAGTTTACACCGATGTTTGCATCAGCATCATAGTTGTAGAAATACTCCCACACATAGGAGAAGCTACCCTGATTACTGGAGAAGTACAACTGCTGGCCTATCCGTGTTGGGTATGCCTGAGAGTCAGATTTGTAGTTGGATGTGGCAATGAGGTTCGTGTCTTTAGGGGTAAAGGCATTCTGAGACTTAACCTCAAACTGTTGTCCACCGTCTGCGAACACAACCATCGTCTTATCGAAAGGAACCATGAACTGCACATCGTGGATATCCTCTGCTGCCAAAGGTAGGTCAATAGGATCTGAGTCCACAACATTCGTCCAGTCATCCACCCACAGGTTGAACAAGTCACCTGCTTGGGAGGCAAAGACATACGGGCCTGCCCCAAACCACATCCTATCCTGGAAGATAGAGATGTCCTGAATGGGGTTGCCGATGAACTCTGGGCCTGGGTTTGTAATATCATCCCCAGACATGCGATCATTCCACTTAATCACATCTAGTGAGAAGGTATCTGCATCCTCATCGTAGATAATACGAATAGGGAATGATCCGGCCTCTACCTCGTTACCGTCCTCTGGAGGAGGCACACGGGTATACCAAGGACCTGACTCATCAGGGCTCGTGTGGAGAGCAGCAATGATCTTGTAGAAGCCTACAGGATAGCCGTTCTGAGCCGACACAAGGTTGATATAATCATCTACATCCCACTGGCTGTTTGTGTATGTTCCACCGTCATTGGGGAACCGCATGACAGCCTGTGCGGAGACATTGCTGTAGGATGGGGCTACGCCACCGAGATGGGTGGGGGCGGTCTTATTGACAATGAAGGTAGTATCACCGAATGTCAGCAGTCGATACTTTGTACGGGCATCACCACTACCGTACCGTAGGTACGCTATGGTCTTGGGGATAGCCGTGGTAAGACTGTGTGCTACGCCTGCTACAGACCCAGCGGACAGTGTGATCTCTGTGCCAGCCAAGGCATTGGCCTCACTACTGGCAAGCTGGACACGGTTGGCTGTCGTAGACTTGATGACATAGTATACCGTAGTGTCCACAAGACCTGTGGGGGCTGTGCCACCGCCGTCTGAATAAGTAACAGCATCCCCTGTCTCTATGTAGTCATAGAAGTAGGGGGTGACTGCAATCTCATCTGAGGCAACAATGAGTACACTACTGTCGGTAAGGTCTAGACTTGTAGCGTCCAGTACTGGCGTGGATTCAATACTCACTGTCTTCTTTGCCCCAGATGAATCAAATATCTGGAGTCTGTCTGCCTGCACGGTCTGCTGATCGTCAAGCATGACAAAGAACCTGTCACTGTTGCTACGATCTATCCCGTGAAAGAACCACTTAGTAGAGGCATCACCAGAAAGATCAAGGTATCCAGTGTCGGTGTCTGGAGAGTTGATGTAAGTAGTACCAAACCTTTTCTCAAGACCTCGCTGTAGAAACATGTTAACATTGTCTGCATCCTCCAACTGGTTAGGGTCTCTGAAAGGTTCTGGTTGTCTGGATACACCCCCGGTCAGCGGGGACGCAGGGATTCTCCATTGTGGCATTATGTGCTCCACTGTTCGGCCATTGCCTTTGCAATGCCGGTGTATGTTTTACTTCTAAGCTTCCACCGATCTTTGGATGGGGGAAGTTTATGCAATCTTTGTTCTCTTCCTGAAACAATGTCTGTTGGGAATAGCTTTGGAAGACCTTTTAGCCAAAAGCATGTTGCTTTCGTTTCTCCGTGTCCAAACATCCAAGGTTGAACAACTTGATCTTGTCTTCGGCCAATAATCTCAACAGCATACTTGTGCATGATTGGATTCTCAACACAGATACGATCGCAAGGAAGATCGAGCATACGCTTAAAAAACAACGCTGCTTCTTCCATCTTCTGCCTGCGGCCTTCTTGTTCTTTCAGCCACCGGACCCCAGAGTTGCACAAATATGTGCATGGGGGATGACAGATCAACAAATCAAATCCAGTCCAGTCCTGCTCAAAGCAATCGCCTTGGATATGAGGACCGTCGATGTCACTGGGAAGTAGGTCACAGGACACAGCTTCATGTCCTTTCCTAATAAAAGCATTCCTTACAACACCACTATACTCACACAGTACTCCTACTTTCATCTACTCCTGTCCTTCCCTAGCATCTAGGATGCTTATCGTGGTCCTCTGAAGCCAACACGGTTTCTCTGGGTTCCCCAGCCTGTGTTGCCATTGAAGTTCTGGTTATAGTTTGCGTTACGGCTTCTGGCATCGTAAGCCTTAGCCCGTGCCTGGGCCCTCTGTAGACGCTCTGCTAAGAAGGCATCCATCTCCCGGCTACGTTGTGTCTGCATCTGATAGTTGCGGGCAGCGGAGGCCATGATCCATTCCTGGATAGCGGTGGGGATGTCTTCAAAGTCAAGTTTGTAGGTGATCTTGAGTTCCACATACTCATCGTCTGGGAATGTGAATCTGTTGTTGTAGTTATCGTAGAGGAACTTACCCCTCTGTACATAATCACAGTGCAGGTTCCCGTTCCAAGGAACAAGATCAAGGATATTATCTGACAAAGAGATTTTATTGTTCGCATCCTTGTAGAGTTTCTTGACTTCTGTGTTGAAGCTGAGGCCCCTGCTCTGTATTTTCAATATCTCTTTGTCAAGGACTGATTCGGCTAGGGAGACATCGTTTGTGCCATCAGACACCAGCGTTGCTACTGGCTGTTCTCCCGATGCCTCTAGCATCTCATTTACGGCATCTAGTCTCGTGTATGCTGGCATAGTAACTCCCGTTATAGGTAAAACGCAGAACACGACTTTCGCCGTGTTCCACGCTGGAAAACACGAGGCAGGGCTTACGCCCTACCCCATGCTGAGGAAAGGAGGACAAAGGACCGCACAAGGTTTCCCAAGTACGGCCCCGAAAGGAGTAGTAGGGTTTACGAACTGGAGAGTCGCTGCAAGTTTACACTCACGGCTGCTGCTGTAGAGGCAGCACCCCAGCGGTTGTTAATGGTGAGAACACCACTGTTGTTGTAGAAAGCAACCTTAGCGTTGGTAGGGGTTGCAGCAAGGCCAGCACCAGCGTCCTGTACAATGGTCACAGTGCCTCCATCATCCAGACGGAAAACACCAAAGGTGGTGTTGTCGCCTGTGGTCAGGACAATACTGTAGAGACCGGCGTAGTCAGCACGCAGTGTGTCAACAATGGTTTCTGTAGGTGCAGCGTTATTACCAGCAGCCACATCGAACTTGTACGGTCGGCCTGGGGCTTCGCGGAACAGGGGATGGGGACCCATTGTGGGTGCGGGCCGCGTAGCAGCGGCAGGAATACTTGAAGTCATTTTAATCTATCTCCTGTGTTATTACGACTGAACAAGTTCAACGGCAGCCACGGGATCAAGAGTACCCGAGCCTGTCCACGACATAGCATAGGCAGTCTCTTCCATCTTGAGGGGCGGACGCTCGATATTAATACCAGTACGCATCACATCTGCCCAGCCACACGCTTCACTCTGGAAGACGAGACCAACGGTAGGCGTGAAGACACCGGGACGATCGGGATCTCCCGAACGGTCTGCACGGAATGCTGAGATTTCAGGGGAGAAGGCGGCATCGAAGAAGTTGTGAGCAAAGATGGTAAAGCCCATGTAGCTCAGAGGGGTCATATCACCGAACATCTGGGTGAAGGGCATACTGGTGCCTACAATGTCGTTGTTGCCGTAGATACCGCCAGCAATCTTCTGGGTCTGGGTGGGGTACACGGTCTCAAGCTCACGGAAGTCGTAGAACAACTCAGTGGGGATGATACAGTAGCGGTTACGGGCACCGACATTACGCTTCTGCCAACCAATCGAGATGGTCTTGAGGGCCTTAGCGAGTGCCAGAGCGTTTGCCTGACCAGCCGTGTAGGAGGTGATGGTTGACGCGTTAAAGCCGAAGTCAGCGGTATAACCAGCGTTTGTACCTGAAGCATTGGCTACAAGAGCCTCGCCACCAGCGAACATGAAGTTGCCACCACGCAGGAACTCTACGGTGTCTTCAGAACCCACAGCCGCAGTACGGGCTGTCAGGGCAATCTGCTTCATAACCTCTACCTCATCGCGTGCAGCGAGGGCAAAGGCCATGTTGTCGAAAGTTCCCATACGGAAGTCAATCTGCTCAAAGCGGCGAGTGATGTGCTCATCGTTGATAGCAGTGACATTGGGGCGGTCATCAATACTGATACGCCGTGAGATGCTGTTGCGTTCCGTGCCGGTGATGGTATCACCCTTCAGGAACTTCTCAGAGCCAACCTTACCAGTAACCAGGAAGTCCACATCCTTGTTGAAGTGGCCACCGGACTGGTACATGGGGGTAGCATTACGGATAAGTCGGGGGAGGAAGGTTGCGTTCTTGCGGGCCGTCTGGATCTCACCAGCCCACACATCCTTGTGATGGTCAAACTCCGTGGGAGTTGACTGCGAAGCATTGGCTTGGGGAAGCCAAATGTTTGTAGTACTCATTTATTTATTTCCTTAGTTTTAGTAAATCTCCTTGCCGTAAGTATCAGATAGTTCCTCGATAGTCCGTAGTAGGGTCTCAGAGTCATCAACTAAGAATACACACTATTGGGTCTGGGGACGCACCATGCGTGCCATAACGGAATGTGTGTAGGCAAATATAAAACCCCTCACTATATTTCTATAGCAAGGGACGAAAGATAGGAATTTATAATGTTGTTTATCGGTTCATAGCAGTAAAGGCAGCCACACGCTTGGAGACTTGTTCTCGGAAACTCGCGTCTGTCTTGTACCGTTCATCGTTGTACAGTTCAGAGAACTCAGCACTGTTGGGGTCCAGAGGCTTCTCATCGCTCTTCTGGGTGGTTACGGCATCAGGCAGAGGCTTAGGCTCATCACCATTCCCCTTGTAGTCACTGGCCTTCATCTCCTCCAGTGTGGTCTTCAGGGCATTCTCCCAGAGGCGGGGATGCTCAAGATCACTAAGTCGTTCCTGAAGGGCCTGACCCTGATACTTCTCTTGCAGGTAGTTCAGGACATGGTTCTGGGAACCCTCAAACCCTGCTACCTTGTCCCACTTGGAGGCACGGTCACGGGCGATGATCTCTCGGGCCTGCTTAATAGTCTGACCAAACTCCGTGGCAATCTCTTTAGGGACAGCCCCACTCTTATCCAGATGCTCAATAAGCTCAGGGGTAAACCCCGTCTCTGACTCTGGGTTGAAGAAGTTGCTGGGGTTGGAGAAGTCAAACTGGGGCATGACATTGGGGTTCTCACCCTCTGGCTTCTGCTGCTGGGCTGCCTTTAGGGCTGCCAGCTCCTGCTGTGCCTGGGTCAGTGCCGCCTTGGTGTTCTTGTACCCGTTAGCAAGCTCTGTTTCACTCGTAAAGTTCGAGGCAATAGTCTTCCATTCAGGGGTACTCTCCGTAGTAGTCTGCGTAGTATTTTCTGTCTGTTGTTCTTCACTCATTCTTATCCTCCTAGTTGTCCTTCTGCGATCTTACCGGCACTCTGAATGCCCTGCTGTGCTGCCTGTGCAGCTATGGCCTGTTGCTGTTGTGCTTGCCTCTGCTGTAGGATTTCCTCTAGGGGCTTGGCATAACGCTCTACATCCAACCCAGAGTTCTTAATCGTGTCCTCTGCGAATGTGTGGCCGTTCAGTTTCTCAAGAATCTCAACACCAAACTGTCCAGCACCACCTAGGGAAGCCAGCGTGTTGCCCACAGCCTGCAAGCGTAGGGTGTCTAGCTGCCTACCTAGAGCGTCTAGACCTGTCTTGATCTTGAGCTTGTAGGAACCAGCATCCAAGAGCTTCTTGAACGCTGGGGGCATCTTGTTGGAGCGTGTACGCAGGACGATGTGCCTGTTAATGACAGGACGCTGCACCTGCTCTGCTGTATGTGTCAGCATACCACCCAGGGCCTCATCCTGTTCTGAGATGATATTGTCTACTTGGAAAGCAGTCACACGCTCCCCTTGGAGCCGTGCAGAGGCATTGGTCATAAATGCTTCATCCAAATCCTCCTCCATCATCCGCAGGGCTGCCTCAGCAGTAACTACAGACCCAGAGGTGTTAGCTTGGATGGTAAATACATCTTCTTCCCGAGCAGACACATAAGACCAGTTAGGTCTATCTTCCAAGTCTGCAATGTCGGTGATACCCGTGGGTGACACACCGATGTTTCCTTGGCTGCCAGCCATAAGGCCCTCTACAAGAGCCTTGGCTGTGGCCTCACCACTACGGATAAGACCAAACACCTGTTCTACAAGGGAAGTACCGTAGTCCTCTCCTGTAGACAGATTCCATTGCAGGATAAAGTAGGGAAGTTCATCTTTCTTGTAGGACCCTGTATCGTATACAGTATCCCTGAACTCTCTCTTCACAGTCCAGTTCTTTGTCTTGTTGTCTCTCTTGATCTCAGTGTACAGGGGCTCGTACCTGTCGTACTGTGTGCTCCCGTTCTTCTTGGGGATCTTAGACAGGGTATCATCCAGCAGGTCAGCCTCCACCCAATCACGGGTGATGATCTCTGCGATGTCTCCCTTGATGTCCCTACGAATCACAAACTGATCAATCCTGTAGCTCATAAACTTACCATCGTCATCCATGAACAGAAGGTCATTGGGCATGATGATGATCTTGAGAACAGACAGGAACAGTTGCTCTCGGAAGTTGCTGGCTTGGATATCAGAGTGGATAGCGTTCTCCTCAGAGACACGCATACGCTCCAACTCTTCCCATTCAATATCTGAAATCTGATCTGTACGCTTAAGTTCCCGTAGGGCCTCTGAAGCCTCCCATTCAAAGAAGGGGGTGCCGTTGGCGGGGAAGATGGCGTTGGTGAGTTTGTTAGCTAGTTTGACTGCGTTGAGCCCTGGCTTATGCCAGAACAACTCCACAAGGTCAGCGTCCTCTACACCGGGGATCTGTCGTTCCCAGCCGGACTCCAAGAGTCTGGGTAGGGTGTATGACACATGATCCCTAGCTCGGGAGAGTACCCGCTCTCTTGCAGAGTGGTACGCTTGGTAGCGTTCCTCTACAGACATACCAGCGTTGAGGTTGTCATACAGTTGGGTCATTAGATACCACCATTACTTCCCCCGCCACCGCCTGAGCCAGGAACCTTTAGGCTGGGGTTGAGTAGGGATAGTACCCCCACCCGCTGTGTTCTGATTCTTGCAGACCTCTCTGCAGACTTGAGTTCCCCGATCTTCTGGGCACGCTCCTCCGCAGCAATCTGTGCTGGTGAGGGTCCGCTGTCCGGTCTTCCACCGAGTAAGTCCATTCTTAGTCTCCTCCGTCATGGAGTTTATTGTGTAGTTTATTGCCTGTAGAAGCCCAGCGGCCCTTGCCATAGCGTATTGGAGTTCCTGCGGGTCACACTTGCCAGCAGACATTGCCAGCAGGTTATCCACAGCGTTGTTGTATAACCGGATCATGTTGTCTACATGTTCTGGGTCTACAAAGTATTTCTTTTTCTTAGAGTCTTTGGAGTTCTTCGTAGAGTCCATAGGGTGTCCTTTCTCTCACTTGTATGCCTCCCATTCCCAGTGCCTCTCGTGTAGCCCGTACACAAGTGTACGGTTCTGGAGGGAGACGCAGGAGGAACCACCATAGGGCCGTAGTCCACTTAGGGTACCGTCTACCTACTGGCAGTTCCTCCAGACGCTCCACATCAAAAGGAATAACAGGAATATGAAGGATAATGTCTGGTTCAGGGAAGGTCTCTAGGAGATACCAACCTGCTGTATGATTTTGGGATATGTTATATACTGCCCCCCTAGCCTCAAAGCACACATGAGTTATTGGCTCACTTGTGATCTTTCCTACAAGTGTCTCTGGGTTACAGTAGAAGTATATGTTCAGACAGTCTACTTTATCCATAGTTCACTCTATACCCATAATCTCACCGGGGGTGGGGATTTCGTATCCTTTAACGGTCTGAACCGTAAGTCAGGTGCTCAAAAAGGGCATTCATCGTCTGTTACGGGGGTTTTTGAGGTGTCCTTTAGGAAGTCCTCTGGACGGTCATTCCAGAGCAGCATTTTGGCACAATCGTATTGAGCAGTCCAGTCTTTTAAGGTAAGTCCATTATCCAAGAAAACCTCTAGGCTGACCTGTGTTTCTCCATTTTTCCACCACTTCTTAAACCTAGCAATACCAAATCCTGGGATACCGGGGTACCCGTCTCCGGGATCTCCACAGGTGGTCTGGTACGCTAGGAACTTGTGGCAAGCATCCATATCAGGCTTGTGAGGCCACCTGTCCCTATCTGGGTTGAACTGCCAACTCGGGATCTGGAGCATATCCTTGTCTGTGGAGACAATGACCCTGATCTCCTTGTCTTGTGGTTCTGTACCCAAAATACCCATAACATCGTCAGCCTCTAGGGTATCATGCTCATAGGTGGGGTAGGCATCCCGTAGGTACTGCTTGGCTTCATCTGTCCCCCTAGGTTTGGGTTGTGTACGGTTAGACTTATACTTTGGGTATGCGTCGTATCTAAAGCTACGACCCTTGGACATACACACTACGAAGTCATCTGCACCACAAGCCTTCACCCAGTCATTCACCGTCTTACGGACCAGCATATGCAGGTAGGACTCCTCGTAGCCATCGTGAGCATCAAAGACAGCAGCGGACTTCACAGCCACGATATCACCGTCCAGCAGGGCCACTACCTTGTGGTCCTTACGGACTCCGGTGTGGAAGTATAGGATATCATTCTTAGCCATCGTACTTCTCCTTGAGTCGTAGATACTCTGCCTTTTCCTTCTCAGTCTTTTTTCTTTCTGCTTCCTCTTTGTTCTTCTTCCTTGTCTCTCTGGCTTTTCTAGCCTTCTCTAGCCTCTTCTCTTTTTCTTGGTCAGTCTCAGGTCTGGTACCATATACACCATACTGGTCGTCGTTATCCCAATAAGGAGAATCTTCTACAATGCGGAGATTAGTGTGGTGTGGGTAGTCTTCTTTAATCCGCTGAAGTTCCTCTATCAATGTGTCTACAGGCCCTTCAAGATCATACATACCAAAGCTCTCCAACTTCTCTGTAATGTCCCTACTCTTGGCCATCGTACTTCTCCACATCCCAAAGATGTCTGTGTGTGCTCAATGTTTTCCACTTATTTAGGGTAGCAAATGGATTCATCTCGGTTTCATCCTTGCGTCTTTTTAGGAACTCTCTCAGAGTCTCTTTCTTAACCTCTGCCTCAAACCCTTCGGTATACAGCCAGAAATGAGTCCATGCCTCTGATTCAGAAGTAGAACAACAGTCAGCATAGCCGTAGCCTAGTTCTTCAGCCAGATCCCATTTCCCATAAAGTGTGAACACAGGCATGTCTGGTGCAAAGGTATCCCAAGGCAGGTTAATGTTAGTAGGATCAATCCACATGCTATTCCCCTTTGTCAACATCCAACACACTACTATCCATAGCACCCTCCTGTACCCGTAGATACTCCTCCAGCAGTACAAGAGCATTCCATGCTGCTGCTGTCAGGTTGTACTCTGGGGTGTCCTCAGAGACACCAGAGATGTACCCCAGGAGGTGTCTGAACTGTGAGGACACCAGGGAGGACTCTGGTAGTCCCTTCTCCCAGTTACGCTGCCTGCCTAGTTCGCAGTCTACATGCTTGCAGACAGCCATGAGTGCCCGAGGGAACCCGCTGAGCAATAGGTCCGGTCTACCCCTCCCTGCTTTGGATTCTCGGAGAGCTCCTGTGCTGTGTTCTTCTAGCGTATGGTCTCCCACTTTCTTACCCTCCAACACACTACGGACCTCTTCTAGAGGCACAGGTTCCTTGGTGCCCCTGTCTCGGTATCGCCACATTTCCAGATCCGTTTTACCATCCCACGACTCCAATGTTTCAACATCAAAGTCACACCCCAACCAAATGTCGGTAGGCTCTTCTGACCAGTCGTACTCCAACTTACTCATATACTCTTTCTGATAGTCATTCATTCTTCCTATTCCTTTCTGGCATCTACGATGTCTGGTTTCTCAAGCGTCTGGTATGTACCCATTGTCCTTGCAGTATGTCAGCATAGCCTGAGCCGCTGCGTACACCTCATCTAGATTAGATAGAGATCCATCCATATGTTTTAGAAACTTACCCTCATAGAAGTACATGTACACAGATCCGTCTGTCCACTGCTCAAACTTGTATCTTTTGTCGCCATTCTCGTACAGGATATTTTTATTCGTTCTTTCCATTGTTCCTCCTCAGTGTGTCTCGTACTTCTTCAAGTATTCTATAGCTCTTGTAAGCGATTCCACTTTGTCCCCCAACATTCCCATCGCTCGGTTACAGGGGTTGCATAAAAGACCCCGTATTTCTCCCGTTTCATGGTTATGATCTACGGCAAAATTCCAGTGTGACCTGCCACTAGTTCTGTTCTGCTTAACACCACAAATAGCACA